AAATATTGAATTTAATTTATGGTCTTGGATTCGCCAAATGTGTAAATATGGTGACTTTTTTCTTAAATTAGAAATTGCTGAAAAATATGGTGTGTATAATGTTATTCCTTATACCGCTTACCATATTGAAAGACAAGAAAATTATGATAAAGAACATCCAAACGCTGTAAGATTTAGATATTCACCTGAAGGTATTTACGCTGGTGGATCAGGTTATTATGGTACTCCTACTTTAGGGCAATTTCAAGATAATCAACCAGGTATTTATTTTGATAATTATGAAATGGCTCACTTTAGATTGTTAACTGATGTTAACTATTTGCCTTATGGTCGTTCATATCTAGAACCAGCTCGTCGTATTTTTAAACAATATGTGTTGATGGAAGATGCTATGTTAATTCATAGAATTTCTCGTAGTCCTGATCGTCGTATATTCTATATTAATGTTGGTTCTATTCCTCCAAATGAAGTAGAAAATTTCATGCAGAAGACAATTTCTACAATGAAACGTACTCCGTTAATGGATCAACAAACAGGTGAATATAACTTAAAATATAACATGCAAAACTTATTGGAAGACTTTTATATTCCAATTCGTGGTAATGATACATCAACTAAAATTGAAACTGCTCCTGGTTTACAATATGATGGTATTCAAGATGTTACTTACTTAAGAGATAAATTATTTGCTGCTTTAAAAGTACCTAAAGCATTTATGGGTTATGAAAAAGACTTAACTGGTAAAGCAACATTAGCAGCTGAAAAAGACTTAACTGGTAAAGCAACATTAGCAGCTGAGGATATTAGATTTGCTCGTACTATTAACAGAATTCAAAGAATTACCTTATCAGAATTATATAAAATAGCTTTAGTACATTTATATTCTCAAGGTTATACAGGTGAACAGTTAACTAACTTTGAGTTAGAATTAACTACTCCATCTATTATATATGATCAAGAAAAAATCGCATTATTGACTCAAAAGGTAGATTTAGCTCAAAAGATTATGGAATCTAAACTATTACCTACTGATTGGATTTATGATAACATATTCCACTTCAGTGAGGATCAATATGATGAATATAGAGATTTAATTATTGAAGACCAAAAACGTGCTTTCCGTCGTCAACAAATTCAAGAAGAAGGAAATGATCCTAAAATGACAGGTAAATCTTATGGTACACCACATGATTTAGCTTCATTATACGGTAAAGGTAGAATGTATACTGAACCAGATAATGTGCCTGTAGGATATGGAGATGATTTAAAATTAGGTCGTCCAACAGAAAATCCAACTAACAGAAATACACAAGATAGTCCATTTGGTAAAGATAGATTAGGTAATGCTGGAATGAAAGATGCTGATAATGAAAATGAGAATGGTGGAATTAGACCTAATTATAAAGGAGGATCTCCATTATCTTTAGAAGCAAAACAAGTATACTTAAAAAACAAAACATTAATTGAGGGTTTAGTTAAAAAAGTAGCTGTAGAAAAAGATAACATTGAAGACTCATTGTTAGATGAAAATAAGTTAAAGGAATAAGAATCTTTATATATTTATAACAAAATCTTGGAGAATGAATATTAAACATTCCAAATATAAAAACACGGGAATCCTATTTGAACTCTTGGTAAGGCAAATTACCTCAGATACTTTATCTGGTAAAGATTCAAAAGCAACAAATATATTAAAAAAATATTTTGTAAAAACTGAATTGGGTAGAGAATACAAATTGTATGAAACTTTAACCAAATATAAAAACTTAACTGAGGGTAAAGCTGAAGTAGTAATTAATTCAGTGATTGAAACTTCTAAAGGATTAAATAGAGGAGCTTTAAAAAGACAAAAATATAATTTAATTCAAGAAATTTCTAAACATTATAATTTAGAAGAATTCTTTAAAACTAAATTACCTAATTATAAGACTCATGCTGCTTTATATACATTAATTGAAGTATATAACAGTGAAAATTTATCAAATCCTGATCAACTTATAACCAATAAAATAGCTATTTTAGAAAGTCTAACAACTAAAGAAGTTAATAAAAAGAAAGTTGAAGATGATTTAATGGTTGAATTCCAATCTTATGATAAAGATTTACGTATTTTAACTTACAAAGTAATGTTAGAAAAATTTAATGGTAAGTACGCTACATTAAATGATAATCAAAAAACAGTATTAAAAGAATTTATTAATTCAGTTGACTCAACCCCCAAATTAAGAGAATTTTATAATACCAAAATCCAAGAAATTAAAAATGAATTAACTGTAATAAGCAAAAAAGTTAATGACAAAGTTGTAAAAATTAAATTAAATGAAGTAGCTAAAATATTATCACCATTAGGTAAAACATCAAATGTTGGTAATGATGATTTAGTTAACTTATTACAATACTATGAACTTTTAGAAGAACTTACTAAAACAAATGGGTAAATTCAAATATAAAGTAAAACAAGTATCAGAAGAATCAACTATTTCTTCTAACTCTTTCTTTACATCAGGAGGAGAAGGAGAAAACCATACAGGCCCATCACCAAGAAAATCAACATATGGTGCCTATACACAAGCCGGATATAAAAAAGTAAATGAAGGTCCAGGAGCAACTATGGGCCCTGGAGCACCAGCCGGTCCAACAGGTGTAACAAAAAACAAATATGTAACTGATTTTAAATATAAATTAGTTAACCAAAAAGCTTTAAATAAAAAGGCTAAAGGTATTATTGTTAAACCACTTTGGGAAGGAAATACTAATGTTGAAGAATATTTACAAGATTTAAACATTACAAATCCTGAAAATAAAAAATTTATCGCTTCTCGTTTAATGGGATTTGATGAATTAGAAAGAAAATTAAATGAGTTATTACCTTTATTACAACAAGCAAAACATGAAACCATGGGTTATTACAGACAAAATCCAGAATCATTTAGTGTAGTATATGGTACAGACTTAGCAAACGATTATTTAAACGATTTAATAGAACTATTTAAAAAATAAAATATGGCAACAATTCCTGTAAATCCCGCAGCAGCATTATTAAGTGGATCCGCAAGTATAACTGGTTCTTTCGCCGGTTTTTCAGTAGCTCAAGCAGTTACTTTCACTGGTTTAAAAGATGCTAATGGAACTAATGTAGCTGGAAGTGGATTAACCTTTGCTTCTGGAGCTACAATTCCTTTATTTGTAACTAGCGCTTCTATTTCAGCTGGAGCAATATTATTATATCCTTAATATTTATAACAAAATGGAAAAAACATTACAACAACAATATAGCCTTATTAAAGAAGGCAAAGGAAGTAAAGACGACTTTTTAAAAAGTGCTCGTCGTGTATTTCCTGAATTGATTGCTCCTTTAACAGATTATAATACTGCTGTCACTATCTTAAGAAATAAAAGTATCTTAAATGAAGGTGTAGGTGGAGTAACAACTGGTCGTAAAGATTGGTTTAAAATCTTTAATGATAATATTCAAGAAGCGGTAGGTGTTAAAGATAAAAAAGAATATGGTGATCAAAATACATTTGAAAAAATAGATAAAGATGTAGCTAAAGATTTAGAAAGTAATTTTGACAATAATGATCCTAAAAATATTGATAACCTTTATGGTCAATCATTTTTATTAGGTTACTTAACTGAAATGGGTGATCCTAAAAATGCTAAAAAAACAGTTGATGAATTAAAAGCGATTGTAGCTAAAAATATGGGTAAAGATATTAATTATTACCATACAAAAGCTTCTTTTGGTATTAAAGGTATTGGCTATGTAGATAACACCCCAAGTTTAGGTGAACCTAAAGAACCAAAAGGAAAATATAAATCAAGTGGCTACGGTGATTTAGATAAGAAAAAATAATGAAACAAGTTTTAATTGAAACCATACCGTTTAAAGTTGCACCAATGCAACTTATTGAAGGTTTAAAAGCACCATCTGGTAATCCTATGGTTCAAGGTATTTTAGCTACAGCTGAAGTAAAAAACGGTAATGGTAGATATTATCCTAGAGAAATTTGGGAAAAAGAAATTGATAGTTATAGTAAAGTTATAGCAGAAAATAGAGCAACAGGTGAATTAGACCACCCTGATTCAACAATTATTTCTCTTAAAAATGTATCTCATGTTATCAGAGAAATTTGGTGGGATGGAGATAAAGTAATGGGTAAAATAGAAATTTTACCTACAGTTTCAGGTAATATCTTAAAAGCACTTATTGAAAATAATGTAACTGTAGGTGTATCATCTCGTGGTATGGGTTCATTAAAAGAAATTAATGAGGGTACTTTAGAAGTACAAGATGATTTTGAATTATTATGTTGGGATTTTGTTTCAACACCTTCTAATCCAGGTTCATACATGCAATTAGTTAGAGAAGGAAAAGAAAACTTACCTGAAAATAAATTTGCTAAAGTTAATTCTTTATTAACAGAAATTTTATGTGCTAA